CGCCTTGTTCAAGCACAATAGGGTCACCGGTCTCTTGAAGCAACCTACGGCGTGGTGTCGTATTGGCGCGTAAACGAATTGGGCCAGTGGCTACAAAATCAATGGTCGAAACCACTATGTCGCCGGGGGCAAAACTTGTAGCGCTACTGGTAACGATTGCGTCAAATTCCCACCACACTTGATCGTTGATCTGTGAATCAGCAAACGAACCTCCTTTTGCCGTGGCGCCTAGGGTTTTGATGAAAAATTTAGCGTGGAATGCAGAGCCAACTTCAGTGCGCACGACTAGCTGCATCAAGTAATGCACTGGTTCTTGATTTACTTCGTTGACGTAATCCCACTGCGCGGTAAGCCGTCCGCTACCGCTGATAAGGCTGCTGTACTGCTGCCTATGCTCGTCTGAAAGTGTCGTAATATCGACAGTTTCGCGGCTTGTGTTGAGTTCGTAATCGTTAATTGATGCCAGCAGTCTGCCTGCTAAGTCTTCAATTTCTACCTTGATTGGAATATCTCGATTGATATCCGCTAACTCAACAAGGCCGGCGGTGCTGCCTTCGAGACTGTCGTTGAAGTTGTCGTATAGGCGGATGGCACCAAGCTCATCCACAAAAACGTACCACTTTCCGCTCTCGTGGACAGTTCCGTCACTCCAGCCGCTAGGAGACACAAAGTCGAGGTCGGTACCATCGGTTGTGCTAATCGCAACAAGGTCGCCGCTGATCAAAAAGCCTTCGCTGAAATCAAAACTGAAACGATGGCGGTTAGCGTTGACATCAGAAGGGTTTACAACCGACTCCTTAAAACCTTCGAGTGATTTGCGGGTTAACTCAATGTTGCCGATGTTGCCAAGATAAATTCCCATTACAGCGTCACCCCAGTTAGCGCGCCGGTTGCCTGAAAAGTTATTTGCGCTGAGCTAACTTCGCCGACACTGGCTCCGTACGACACGCTTGTGATATAAGCGTTAAACGTCACGTCGCTATTTGTGTTTCCGTTAACTAACCGAAAGTTTAGTGTAACGACATCTGCCTCTGTTACGCCTTCTGTTTTCAAAACCTTGCGAAGTGCTGTAGCCGCATCATTGCGTCCCGCTTCATCTCTGTAATAAAGTAAGGTGGCAGTACCACTAAACTCTTGCAGATTAGGCGTATACGATCTTTGTGATTCTCCTAAGCCTGTGGTTTCCAGTACATCCACAGAGCCTGTTAAAGCCCACGATGTAACTTTAATTTGGTCTACACCATTTATTAGAAGACGGCCTTCGCGGCCCGTGAAAACTTTTGCCATAGCCTCTATGCCCCTGTCAAACAGCGTAGCTCCTTCCAGTCCGTATTGAGCACATGTCCGGAACCGGTCGTAATTCTTTGCCACCCTATAACGTAGTATTCCTGTCCCGCTCCGGGATTTACCACTGTTCCAGCAACATTTTTAACTACATGCCCTTTAACATAGGTACCCGATGTGGGAATGCTAATCGCTGCGATATCCGGCACAGTAATAATTTCTTTGAAAGCAGCGCTTGAAGGGTTTCCATCGTAAATAATTGCGTTAAATGCGACTTGCCTAAGAATTTTGCGAATGCCCCGACAATCAGGTTCATCCCCTAATCCATCAGTACCATTCGGATCATAAATCGCGTAGTTATTATGCCAAGAAAAAGCACCAGCATCTGTAACAATATCAGACATGTGTTGCACTGTGTTGTAAGCAGCTACTCCACAAATACCCGAAACAACATTTATCCCATAAACAACGCTACTAGATGTCCATTTATTTGTAGAGGCATGGCTGGGATGGCGGAACAGTGGATCCAGATCTAACCAATTTCCCAGAACAACATAGTGCGAAGCACTATTTGCTGAATTTAACTCAATGCCGGTACCAGGCCAGTCTGTGACTGTGTTGTTACGTACAACTGCTGAAGCTCTGTCCAACCCGTTTGAGCTTGCGTAGCCTTTAATTACTATGGCAGACGTATTTATTCCACCACCAGACAACATGTTTGATTCAATAACTAACCCCCTAACCGGGCCTTCAAAGTAAATACCGTCTACAGCAAAAAATGTACTTGTTATTGAGGGGTTGTAAAACCCTGGTCCTAAAGATCCGCCTTGTCGATCCAGCAAATTTCCATAACCATAATCGGAATATGTAGACACACCTGTAACGGGCAGAGTCGTTGCAATAGTGTTTTGAGCGACAGTAATCCCCCAAGAACCAACGTTTACTTTGCCTGCGGCGTCAATGTTGTTTACCCAGTTATACGGAGAAACATCAGACGAGTAACCGGGTTGCGAAGAAAGCGCGCCTGCAGATCTGTCTCGAATTTTAATTTTAATAGCATAACCTCCCGTGTCTGTAGGAGCATTAAAATTGTAAAACGTATCTGTAATTATATTGTTCACTATTTGCACGCAGAAAATCGGTGTATTACCTTCAGGTAGATTAACCGTGTTATCGATAACAATAGGTAGTCGTAGCATACGGCGCATAACATTATTCGTAATCAAAGCAGTTTTTGCGCCTAAAATTTTTATGCCTTGGCAGGCTTCAAAAGTATTTCCTGAGATTGTGATTCCGCTAGAGGGAGGCACATTGTCCCAGCTTGTAAAGCCAGCAGGCACAGGGAAATTTGTGTCTGGATCAATCGAATGCAGTGCGATTGCATCGTCAGCAACACGGTAAAATACGTTACCAACAATCGATACATTAGATGAAGCGGTAAAGCGCGCTCCGTCCCTTAATACGTCAACAAACCGACATTCTTGGACGATTACATCACGGGCATAAGTAAAAGCAGTGGCCATAAAACGAACGCCTTGTATGGTAACGCCAAGCATCCTTAGGTTTACAACATTAAATCCTGTTAGTGTTTGGCTTTGGTTGGTTTCAACTGTGTGTGCGTATACAGTTCCTTCTATCTTAAAATTTACAAACGCTATATTTTGCGTATTATCGGCTACTAGCAAATCTTTCCTTGGATTGGTAGGAAGATCATCGTGGACAATTACAGAACAGTCGCCATCGCCCCTTAGGGTTGTATTTGAATACATAAGCAATGTAGGGCTTGTATCTGCTTTTCTGTATCGGCCAGGGGGAAAATAAACGACGCCACCACCCAATGTATTGACGCGGTTTAATGCTGCTTGAATCGCTGAGGTATCATCTACAATTCCATTACCTACCGCTCCGTAGTCTTTTACATTAACAACATCACCACCATAATCACTAAGTTTGCGAAATGGGCTTACCGCGACAGAACTGCCGTTTATAACACTGACCGAGGTAAGCGGTGCGTTGCCGCCGATGGTGGTTGAAGCACTCAGTGTCACATTTCCATCGGCCTGCAAATTATTTAAGCTGAGATTGCTGCTCCACTCGGCGCTAGTCCCAGTGTTGTTTGTTTGAAGGACTTGCCGTGGAGAACCCTGCTGTAGCTTGGATACGGCCAGTTTTAAGGTGTCTATAAAATTGTTGTTTTGTGGGACGATGGTCGGTGTGTTTTCGCCGGCAAAAGTGCTTAATAAAGCAGCTTCGTACAAAGCTCCGCTACCTTGAAAAACAATATCCGCTGCGCTCACTTCGCCTACTGAGGCGTTAAACGTAACACTTGTCACGTAAGCAGCTATAGAGATATCGTGCGCGAGACTATCGGTACCGCTAAGGCGTAAAGTCAATACAACAATATCACCATCTTTTACGCCGTCTACGCGTAAAACTTTTCGCAATGCGGTCGCAGCGTCGTTGCGACCAGATTCGTCAGTATAATAAAGTAGAGATGCGGTTCCGCTAAATTCCTGAACACCAGGAACAAAAGTTTTTTGATACTGCTCCAGTGTTGTTGTCTCTAGCATTTCTAGAGATCCATTTAGCATCCATTTTGTTACTTTTAACTGTTCTACACCGTTGATTAGGAGGTAGCCATCTTTGCCTGAGTATACTTGCGACATTACACCACCGCCACCAGCCTTACTGTAACGCTACTGCGACCAGGACGTACTGCTTTGACAGAAGGTTCGGCCTCGTAACGCCATTTTGTACCGGGCGGTGCATCCAACTTGTTATCGGTGCCAGCCCAACCGGAGAAGGCGGCGGACGGCAGCGTAAAAGTACGCAAGGTGCCTAACTGTGCATCGTAATCTTCTAAAAATAGTTGTGCATTTGCATCGGTAATGTTGTCGTAACTTAAGCTAATTTTTGCGTTGGTGCGCTGACTGCCGTATAAAATCCGCACTTCTGCACCAGATTGTGAGTTAAACCGCTTGGTCGGCCAGTCACCTGGACTGAAGTCACGGCTTGTGGGGGCTAGCGCAGGGAACGTCATCACTCAAGCGTGCGGAAAGCGGCTTCGTTTAGCACGTCCTTTGCCACAATGCTAGCGCCAGTGCTGTCGGTCGGAACATGGACAGCGCTGATGCTGACCAATCCGTCCTCATCTAACGTCAGCTGCTCCACTTGGTAAACGCCCATTCCTACTTCAACGCTTAGCAAGGTAAACAAGCAACCGTACAGCGTTGAATCTGTGATTGTGTTGTTGCTGATGGTGATGCGTCGCTCGGTTACGTCCCCTGTTTGCGGGTTATAAATCAAGGCGTCGTAGTTGCCGTTGGCGATGCTGCTGATGCTGACGAGTGTTCCAGCATCTGTGATGCCGCCATTGTTGGTAGCGCTATAGGTGGTGGCTTCGGTAATGACGCGGATGTAAGAGCCTGGCTGAATTCCGAGTGCGTCGGGTACCGTTTTGAAGCTGACTGTGTGGGTGACGCGGCGGCGGATGCTTAGTAGGAATCGAGCGGTCAGCAAAGCTTGGGCGCGGTTGGTGCAGAAGTCGGTAAGGTCGAACGCCTGCTGTGTAGTGGCGCGGCTGCTCTCTGGGATGTCAGCCCAGTCCACCAGCGCTGATGCCTGTGTGGGTAGATCGTTCTCGATGGTGACGCGCCAGCTGACCAAGGCGCGGAAGTTGGAGCGTTGGGAGGCT